GTCCCAATCGGCGCATCGTTTGGTGTTCATCGCGAGCTCTGCCAACCCCAGGACCATCATCAGGTATCCGACCACCTTGGTCTTGTTGAGCGTTCCGGCGAAAGCTCGGAATTCGATTCGGTTCTTGCCCGCTGCCAGGTGGGTGAGGTTCAAAAGGTGGTAGCGATCCGCTTCGCATCGGTTCTTGGCGGCATCTTTGTCCCCGTATTGTTTGATCCGTTTGGTGTAGACCGTTTGTTCTCGCCGGCGTGTTCCGGTGCTTGCGAAAATCGCTTTCTCGTGGTTGCCGACCAGGGAAATCAATCTGGCCAAGGCGGCTGCGTCGCCGTTCCATTCGATCGTTATGTGCAAACCGCAGGTTGCGTTTACGCGTGCGCCGTGCTCGTTGATCTTGTCGATCGCGTCTTCGATCTGTTTGAGGCCTTCGTATCCCTTGAGCTTGGGGCTTACGAATTCGCATCCCTTGCGGTTGGGGGTTTCTGGTTTGATGCTCGCGTCGCGTTCTGCTCGCCATCCGGTGGGGAGCCAAGGTACTTGGTATCCGTGATGGTAGGGTCCGATCGGTGTGGTGTCGCTGTTTGGGAGGGTGGTCTCGAATTCAATTCCGAAGGCGATCTCGTTAGCGTTCATCTTTGTCTCTCCGTTTGGGTTGGGTTGGTCTGTCGTTTGCAATCGCCGTTGCGCTGGCGTGTGACACATTCAGCCCTGCGGCTGGGAATCAATCCAGCCGATAAAGCATGTTTTCCTCAGTCTTTTTGCATGTTTTCCGGTGGCCCAACAAACGCCACGGTTTGCAATGACACGCATGCGAAATCACCTTGCCCAAGGGGCCGAATGTCAAAAGAAAACACGCCGGTGGGCCCCCTGTGGGCCACGGTGCCAATCCTCTACGAAGGGAGCCTGGCATGAGTGATGAGAAAAAACCGATCGATCCGAACCGACTAACCCCCGAGCAAGCTGCCAAACTCCTCTCGGCAGCGGCCAAGATCCGGATCCCCGAGGAGAACATCGTGCTGGACATCGAAAGTGGTGCACCAACAAATCAAGATGGATCAATCAACTTGGTCCACTACATCGCATGGATGGTAAAGGAGATGGGCCGTGGTGAGTGATCCAAGAAAACTTCGACCTAGCGAACTTTGCAGAATGCTAAACTCCACACCCCTGGGTGAGGTCATTAGCGAGAGGCAACTGTATCGACACCGAACTCGCGCTGGCATGCGCATCGGCGATGCAAGGTACGTTGATCTGCTTCGCTACGGAGCATGGCTAGTCGAGACTCGGCATGCGCCAGAGCCCGAGACCTCTGGGGATCCGTATGAGAAACTCAAAGAGCGTGCTCGCGCACGCAATGTGGCGATCGCAACGGCAGGTCGTGACATCGGCGAGCTGCCCGAGATCGCAGACCCTGAGCGAAAGGCCCAAGCCGCTGCGAATTTCCGATACTTCTGCGAGAGCTATTTTCCATTAACATTCCATCTGGCTTGGTCGGATGATCACTTGAAGGTCATCAACCGGATCGAGCAAGCGGTTCTGCGAGGGGGACTCTTCTCGATGGCAATGCCTCGTGGGAGTGGCAAGACCACCATCTGTGAATGTGCTTGCATTTGGGCGGTGCTCAATGGTCACCGAGAGTTCGTATGCCTCATTGGTAGCGACGAGGGGCATGCCTGCGATATGCTCGAATCGATCAAGATGGAACTCGATGGAAACGAGCTGCTTCTTGCCGATTACCCCGAGGTGGTCTTTCCGATCCAATCCCTCGATGGAATCGCCAATCGCTGCAATGGCCAGCTCTACAAAGGGGAGCGAACCCACATTGGATGGACCGCCAAAGAGATCGTCCTGCCTACGATGCCAGGAAGCATCGCAAGCGGAGCGATCATCAAGGTCGCTGGGATCACAGGTCGGATCCGAGGCATGAAGTACAAGCGATCCGATGGCAGGACCGTTCGGCCAACCCTTGTAGTCATCGACGACCCTCAAACGGATGAATCGGCAAGGTCCCTGTCCCAGTGCGCCACGCGTGAGAGTATCCTTGCGGGGGCTATCCTGGGTCTCTCGGGCCCTGGTAAAAAAATCTCTGGGATCATGCCCTGCACGGTCATTCGCCCAGGGGACATGGCCGACAACATCCTATCGCGCGACAAACACCCTGAATGGAACGGGGAACGGACCCGGATGGTCTATGAGTTCCCAAGCGACGAAAAGCTCTGGGCCAAGTACGCAGAGCTCCGCGCCGAGAGCCTCCGTAGTCGTGGGGATCTATCGTTGGCCACCGAATTCTACGGATCGAATCGGGCCGCTATGGATCTGGGATCGCAGGTCGCATGGCCCGAGCGCTACAACCACGATGAACTCTCAGCGATCCAACATGCGATGAACCTCAAGCTTCAAGACGAAGCTGCGTTCTTTGCCGAGTACCAAAACGAACCGCTACCAGAACAGGAAGCCAACGACAACGAACTGACAGCAGATCAGATCGCTGCAAAGTTCAATCGGATCGACAGGCGGGTGGTCCCGATTTCCACCAACCATCTAACGATGTTCGTCGACGTTCAGGCAACGCTCCTGTTTTACACCGTGGTCGCCTGGGAGAGCGATTTCACTGGATACCTAATCGATTATGGGAGCTATCCCGATCAGAAACGGCCGTATTTCACACTTCGTGATGCAAGGAGCACCCTAGCGACGGCAACCAAAGCCGATGGGCTCGAGGGGAGCATCTACGCGGGTCTTGAGCGACTAACCGGAGATCTGATTGGTCGGGAATGGCGACGAGATGATGGTGCCATGATGCGAATCGAGCGATGCCTGATCGATGCCAACTGGGGTGCTTCGACCGATGTGGTTTACCAGTTCTGCAGGCAAAGTGCCCATGCAGGGATAGTGATCCCAAGCCACGGGAGGTTTGTCGGAGCGTCCAGTCAGCCATTCTCCGAGTACAAGCGTCGCCCCGGGGATCGCGTGGGCCACAACTGGAGAATCCCCAATATCCACGGGAAACGAGCCGTTCGGCACGTGGTCTATGACACCAACTACTGGAAAACCTTCATGCATGCTCGCATCGCTGTTTCGATGGGGAGTAAAGGTTGTCTGTCCTTTTTTGGAACAAGCCCTGAGACCCATCGGCTTTTGGCCGAGCATCTTTCCGCCGAGTACCGAGTGCGGACCGAAGGCCGCGGTCGAACCGTGGATGAATGGAAACAGCGCCCAGAGCGAGGTGACAACCACTGGCTCGATTGCATCGTGGGTTGCTGCGTTGGAGCGTCAATGCAAGGGGTCGCGCTCTCGGGAAGCGAATCGGTTGGGATTCCTAAATCGGGTCGGATCAGTTTCGCTGAAATGCAAAGGAAACGAAACCGATGAGCGAGCCTAAAGATGTTAATCAAGAACGAGGCATCTCTTGCCCCCGATGTGGATGTCGGCACTTCTACACCACTAACACCGAACCGCTTCGTGATGGTCGTATCCGCAGACGTAAAGAATGTCGACATTGCGGCAGACGGATTGTGACTTATGAAATCACGATGACGAAAGACCAAGATTGCTACAGGTAGCAATACTCGAATAAATCAGACTTTTTTTACGTCAGATGAGCAACTGACCGGGTAGTTCTACAGATAGGCAGACGCATTGTCTATCGAACTGGAGCTGACCCCATGGCTGATGAGCTAAAAGACACCATTCTTGAAAACGCGCAAGGACCTGCAAAGGCCTCGGGCGATGCGGGCAGCATCGAGCAACACAAGTTGACCGACCAGATCGAAGCCGATCGCTATTTAGCTTCCAAACAAGCTGCGAAATCGAAGCGTCGTGGCTTGGTCTTCAACAAGATCGTTCCACCGGGGGCCGAGTAACCGTGTTGTCCTGGATTTCCAATTGGTGGTCAAGCAAACCTATGCAAAGCATTAAGCCAAGCATGGTACGGGTCGTGCGCGCACGCTACGACGCTGCGGTGACCACCGACGATAATCGACGCCATTGGGCCAATGCCGATGGGCTCTCGCCCAACGCATCCAATAGCGCCGAGGTTCGACGGATCCTTAGGAACCGTGCTCGGTATGAAACGGCCAACAACTCGTATGCACGTGGGATTGTGCTAACCCTCGCGCATGACGTAGTGGGTACCGGCCCCCGGTTACAAATGCTTACTGCCGACTCCGAAGCGAACCGTCGCATCGAGCATGCCTTCATGATGTGGGCAAAGGCCGTAAACCTTGCAGAGAAACTCCGCACGATGCGGATGGCACGTGCCACGGATGGCGAGGCATTTGCTGTCTTAGTGAACAATCCTCGACTTAGCACGCAAGTTCAACTCGACTTGCGGCTGATCGAAGCCGACCAGGTCACGACGCCCGATCTCGACAGACTCTCAACAAATGCTGTCGATGGGATTGTATTCGATGCTGCTGGTAATCCTATCGAGTACCACGTGCTTCGAAGTCACCCAGGGGATGGATACTACTGGGGCAGAAGCGACTACGAGCAGATCCCAGCATCGTCTGTGCTCCATTGGTTTCGAGCCGATCGACCAGGACAGACTCGCGGCATCCCGGACATCATGCCGGCGTTACCGCTGTTTGCTCAATTGCGAAGATTCACTTTAGCGGTTCTTGCTGCAGCAGAGACTGCAGCCGACTTTGCAGGGATCCTTTATACCGATGCACCTGCAAATGGAGAGGCTGATGCAGCAGAACCATTCGAACCAATCGAGCTTGAGAAGCGTGCATTGGTCACCATGCCAGGTGGATGGAAGATGGCTCAAATGCAGGCTGAGCAACCATCGACAACGTATGCGGAGTTTAAACGTGAATTGCTGAACGAAATCGCTCGATGCTTAAGTATGCCGTATAATTTTGCTGCCTGCAATTCCAGTTCCTATAACTATGCGAGTGGGCGTCTTGATGGACAAATTTATTTCAAAGCGATCCGTGTTGAGCAATCGCATTTAGAGCGAGTTATTCTCGATCGTATCCTCTCTGCTTGGCTTGATGAAGCCTCGCTCATACCTGATTTGCTTCCAACAGGTTTAGGTCCTTTCGCACAATGGCCACATCAATGGTTCTGGGATGGTCATGAACACGTTGATCCTGCCAAAGAAGCCAACGCACAAGCAACTCGGCTAGCAAGCCACACCACCACACTGGCCGACGAGTATGCCAAGCGAGGTCAAGACTGGGAGGTTCAGCTTCGCCAGCGTGCTAGGGAAATCGCACTTATGTCTGAGCTTGGTTTAACAGCCGAGCAATTTTCTCAAACTCCAATTC